TTTTGTCTGTAATACAGATGGTAAGTATTTCTCAGAATACTTCTTTCTCAAATACTCTATTACCTGGCCGTACGAGTGGAGGAATCCATCATTGATGAGCATGGCAACTTGGCGTTCCATACTGAACAGCTCGTATTGCTTGGATTCTTCTCCGTGTTTGTTTCGCATTTCGTGCTCGTGTTCATTAAAAACAACATAGTTTATTGCTTTTGCTATCTTGCACATAGCTACATGCATAAATTTCTTGCTCACGATTTTACTGATAGCAGCACCAAGCTCTTTATATGCGTCGCCGGCATCATTTCTGTATTTCAGCATCTGGTCGTATACGAACTTGATAACCTGAACCTCGAAGCGAGGATTAAGCCACATCGCAAACTTAACGAAAAGGATTGGATGCATCCAAGTTCCTCCACCTCTATCAGATCTTGCTCTCGATTTTACATACGCAGAATTTTGGGTATGTAGATTTTCTTCTTCCATTAAGGCATCAATAAACTCCTTGATTCCCTTGTTATTGAAGAAATCGTCAAGGTCTTTCTTTACATACCCAACTTTTTGGGTATCATCATTATGCTCAACAAAATCATTCCACTGTTTGAGCAAGTTTGTAGCATTGAACATACTATCCTTCGTTCTCTGCTCGACCAAAAAGTTACCCATTGGTCTCTTCATTACTTGATTTGTAATCATCTTCCCTATATTTTACTTATTTAAAATTAATATTTTCTTTTTTTAAAAGGTTATATGAAACAGGCAATAGACCTCTGAGAGAGTGGTTCTCCCCCTTACCCCCATCAGTCATTGAAACGATGAGAGCTTGGTAGGAATATTCCACTCGAAGTTACATGAACCCAGTATAATGAGCCCCTTCGGTCGGATCGGTTGCCAAATCGTACAGCACCTAATCTAAGCAGCTTTCTAGGTACGCCTAGCCCTGCCCGCCTTCTGCCTTCAGTTCCTGCGGTGTCACCATGCACCTCTTGTGACGTGGGTTTAAAGTCTGTGTAGCCGAGTGTATTTAGCCGACAAGCCACCAAGACTACCTGTCAGACCGAAAAAGGAAGAAAACCCTATCCTTTGTTCGTGTTGCGCTCCGAACTCTGGATAGGGTTTCGTATAGGGAAGTGAATAATCACTTAAATATACTCAATATGTCCGCTGCTTAGTGCGCAACTACTAACAAGCACTGCAAAGATACGACGATTTTCTATTCCGTGCAATATTTCTGTTTTCACCATAAACCGTACTTATTAAAGTAAAAAGTGAGGACAAACGTTTTAAAGATACTGGTATAGCTAGATGTTTCAAGCGAAGTAAAAACAGCTGATTGCAATATTCATTAAAGTACAGAATGTTTACAATTAACGTAGTTTAAGAAAAAAGTGTGATTTTCGTTGCTTTTTTGGTGGCTATCTTAATAAAATAGCCGCCTATCTGTAAGTGGATAAGCGGCTAGTTGTATTGCTATTTGTCTGTATCGAAGCGAAGTCCTTGCTTTGCCTCCTCCGGGGAAGAGACATCCTTCTTCAGAAGGTAATGTATGTGTCCGTCATAATTCAATTCGGTAACGAACTGCCATCCTCTCGCTGACATGTAGTTGAGAATGTCGGTGAGGTTATTGAACTCAATCTTCTTTCCCTCCTCGTTACGAAGGGCTACAAGTTGCTTCAGCTCGCCCCATTCAAGTTCTAGTCTGATCTTCATCGCCAGGTTGTACGTACCGCTAATGGTACAGTAGTAAGGATGCTTCTCCTGTGCGAAGGATGATGCCGTTACAAGTGCAAACATCAGCATAAATAAAATCTTCTTCATAGAAATGACTTAACCGTGATGTCGAGGGCTGAAGGGTTATTATTTTACTTCATTTTCGTCTCCAATAGCATCCGTGAGTCTATCGACAAGGAAGCTGCAAGCTTCAGACAGGCTATTTGCACTCTGACGGAGCAGCATCATCTCTGCAACAGCGCCAGCGTCTTGCTTTCCACCGTGCTTTGGGTACGCCAAGTCAAGCATATCAATGCTATGATTACTAACCAAGTCATTGATCAGCTCATAAACATTATCCACCTTGTTTCTGGCTGTAACTAAATTCTCTGTTGTCATATTCTTATCGCTTGACCGTGTTGCGTAGGGCTTGGTTATTAATTGCAGGAGCCGAAGCTCCCTATTTTTGGCTAATCGGGGCCGTTTTAAAAAATCCCCTCCTACCCTCACGGGCAAGAGAGGACACTCATTTAAACAATCTAGCTATGAAAAACTAGAAATATCTTATTTTCCGCACTTAACAACTTCGAAAACACGATGCTCTCTGTCGGCGGAAAGTCTATTACCTTCTTCATCGCATATGTGGCCATCTTCGTTGACCCACATCTTCTGGTTGAACATTTCTTCGCACATTCCCAGGATCTTAAGATACTCCTGTGCCTCGAAGATGACGTTCTTGCCACCACGCTCTGCCCTCTTGAAGTTCTCGATAAGGTCAGGGTTCAGGTCAGGTGCAGTGATATCGTACTCATCCATTTCATCGTGATAGTGGATGTTGAGAATCTCCAACTCTTCCACCATTGCGGAGTTCGTACCAATCTCGCCAGTCAGAGCCTTCATCACGGTCTCCTTTTCGAGCTTTTCGTACTTCTTCCGGCACTCATTGATGAGTTTATTCAACTCTTCTTCTGTATAATCTTCTACCATATTCATTATTTTAATTGGTTAAACAATGGCAGGAGATGGCTGCTAACCACCTCCAGTTTTAGCTTAATCCTCATCTCCGTTATCGAGGTCTTCTTCATAGACGCCGAACAGTCTCAGTGTATTGCTGTCAATCTCGGTCTTACCGACAATGTAGCGCTGTGTCATCTGTATATTAGGCATACCGTTACTGGTATGTCCCATCATGACGGCAATTTGCTCAAGAGGCACTCCCTTCTTTGAGAGATTCGTTGCGAACGAGCGTCTGCCGGTATGGGATGATACGAACCGATACTTCTTTCCAGTCTCTTCCTTTCCTGCCTTGAACACCTTCGTGTTCGTATCTATTCCGCAGTCACGACAGATATCGCGGAGTGCTCTATTGAACGTCCTTTCAGCTATCTCACCCGGAAGAGGCTCGTCACCAGTACCGCATACGAGGAACTTGCGGAGCTTCTTGTGAAGTGGAACCCTTACTTCGGTCTTTGTCTTCTGAGTAACATAGACGAGGAAGTGTCCGGTATCATCTATGTTCTCTTCCGTCATTCTCTGGCAGTCGCTGTAACGGGCGCCACAGAGACATTCCATGATAAACATTCTCTGAACATATCTTTTTGTTTTCCCGTGAGGGTTGTACTTTATGATTCTGTTTATCTCCTCATCAGAGAGATATACAGACTGGACCGGCACAGCCTTCGCTCTAAGTATTCTGCCGAACGTAGGACTAGGAATTTCCCTGGTAGCATCGTTCTCACGTATCACAGCCTTGATGGTTGCACATACGGTTCTTGCCGAGTTGGGAGCGTAGTTCTCCTGGATCTTCTCGAAGAGGTCGCGCAGATTGTCGTCTGTGATGTCTTCCCATAATGGCTTATGTCCAAGCATCTCTTCGAACATCCTTACAACCTTAATAAGCTTCGGGTATTTCCAGATGTATGCGCCATAGAACGTGTCATGCCTCCAGGCGTTGGAGTGATAATTGGCGAACCAACCCTGCTTGATGGCAGTCTTGTACTTCTGCTGCTGTGTGTAGCTCAGAAGTCTCTCCCAATCTCTTGTCTTGATTCTTATTTCTTCTGTCATAATTCTATAATTTTGGTTACTAGTGGCAAAGATACGAAAAGTTTATAATATAAACCATCGTCTTTGCCGTTTTTAACGCTAATTTAACCTTCCGAAGCAGTCTGCTTCTCGACTGATACGAGTCTTAGGGTAGAACCATTATGGTCATTCCACACACGCATGTAGTCTTCCGCCTCATCCAATGCATCTTTATATGATTCTGCCCGGAATACGTACGGATTCTCCTTAGGAATGAAAATTCCATCATTGTAGGAAATCTTATACTTTGCAGCATAGACACCAATATAGCCGTTCAGCTCGTCGTTCAGACTAGTAGCGATGTCTGCAAGAAGGTCAACTGGTATATCGTCATCGATAGCTTTTGCTTCCGGGAACTCAAACCCTACAGAAGTGCATCGGCTATGAATGATAGGGATAGCTGTTTCGCTGTCGCCTACTTCTACGATATTCACCTCCCTGTTGTCGCCGGCAAGTACAGGCCAATCGAACACCTTTCTGCTCACATTGTGCTCTCTCATTATCTCACGGATGGTGCATGCAAGTTCCATCTTTGCTGTTGAACGCAACTCATCAATCTTGTCTTTCAATACTTTTCTATCCATAATCTTAATATTTTGGTTTATAGAAACCGCTACGATATGTAACGGTTTGGTTTGGCTAAACTCTGTTCGTGAATCCGATCTCTAGCTTATCTCGGACAATATTCTTGAATCGACCAAGCATCTCATCCAACTCCCATCTGTTAGGATTGTTGTAGAGACCGGATGCGTAGGTCCTCGCATTCTCCAAAGATGCAAGGATATTACGAATAGCCTGCATCTCATCGTCAGTGGAATCATAGCAGTCAAAGCTGCAAGTAAGTCCGTTGTCGTAGTTGTCGAACTTCTTTCTCGGGTAGGCTTGGTTGTGGCATTTTACGACCAACTCCCTCAGCATCTCCTTGCAGTCAACCATGTCGTTGATAATGTCTTGTAGGTCGTATGGGGCGCCATTTATTCCGTGTCCATCTGGCCCGACCCAATTAATAGCCTCCTCGCTTGGATCAAAGCCTCTCCAGTACTCCTCCAGCTTGTCGGCGAAGTCACACTCGTTGTCCGTCTCGAACCAGATAGAAACAATGAAGTCTTGGTCTTGTGGGGAATACTTCTCTAACTCGACGCAAACCTCACCTCTTTCGTTAGGTGTATCGTCTACATTATAACTCCAGTCTAATTCCTCTGCTATTTTTAAAAAATCATTCATATTTTTAATTTTAATTGGTTAATACTTGCACCCTCCGAAGAGGGCTTTTTAGGCTTCCTGGTAAGCGAGAATCTGTATGTGACGCATCTCGAAATTGACGAAGATGTTAAGATATATACCAGCGTAAGTAAGGAGCGTGGTTCCGTTGTTTTCCTCGGTGATAATTTTCTTTTGCTCTGTGCCCATGAGGTTATTTACCAGGTCGTTTGCCACCATAGCCAGGCGGAGATTGTCTGAGTTATCCTTTATCCATCTGACATCCATAGAGTTGCCATAAACTTCTGCATGGCAGGCGTTAGAATAGATGAAACCTACAGCCTCGTTGCATCCGTCGTCCGTATACTCGCCATCGTCGAACATATTCTCCCACAGAGTGTCATGATAGAGATCGTTCTCAATATCGAATTCACTCAGATTTTTTACATTTACATCTACTATTTCCATAATCATTCTACTTTAATTGGTTAATACTAGGAGCGTGAAACAATAATGTTCCACGCCTTGTTCGGCTTTACACAGGCAGAGACACGATGTATTCCTTCTTCTTCTTTCGTGTTCTGCTCTTCACAGTGAATCCACAAAAATCTCTCAGCCACCCGGCAGCATTGCCGATGAATGGCTCGTTCACCATAAGGATAGGACGGAGCATTCCGTTCTTCTTCATGAACTGATAGTCTATGAAGTCGAACGGGTCATCCGGGTCCTCACTCTTCTTCTCCCACACGCTGACATCGAGATAGTCGATGAAGTCTCCCTCTGGCGGGTTATCCATCTCGATGAATCTCTTCGGCGTAAGGAGAATCGTCTCCTTAGGCTCATGGGTCATAAAGAAATTCTCTACAACCTCGTTGAACTTGTCCATGTCCATCTGTTTCTGGACAATGCCCTTTCTCTTCATGATGTCAGAAGCTTTGAGTATTCTTGTACCTCTTCTTGCTGTTGCCATAATTCAAAATTTTAATTGGTTAAACATAGTACCCCGTCATTACTGACGAGGATTTTGGCTAGTGTGCAAGGAATCCTATCGCCTGGCCTTTCCCGATAGACCAGCATAGCCTATCTTCCTTCAGGCACTCTGTGCAGTTTCCGGTGCATAGCAACGTTCCTTCCGGTGCTGATGTACCGCTCTCGAAGATAGGATGCGCCTCCGGAAATCCGTGGCGGTTATCCATCTTGAGACCAAGCCATCCGCTGAATAGGATGTGCATGTTCTCAGGGATTACGTTGCCCTAATCGAGGTACTCGTTGCACACATCGAACATCTTCGTGAACGCCAGGAACTTGGTATCCTTATGCTTGCGGGCAATCTCGCACATCTTGTCAAGATACCATTTGTCCTGGATGTCACCACCGATATGGAATCGGAATGCTCTAGGGTAGCGGTAGTTGAGGTAACCATCAATCTCCTTGAAGTATCGTTCAGGATCCTCGTGGAGGATGGCAGAATTGATAGCTCTCGTCTTGATGACCTCCTTGTAAATCATGTCATTGCGCAGGTAGTAGCAGCTCTTTGCACAGATTGCACAGTTGCCGCAATCCATGACCGGAATGAGCGACACGGATGGGATTGCTCCCAATTTTGTGTTGCCATCACTGATCTTGACATGCAAGTCGCTGACGTTCTCTAATGCGTTCTCATAAGCTGCCTGTGCCTTTGACAGACGAGTCTTCATTCCTTCCTTACCTAATGTCCAGTAATTTCTACTCATAATTCTAATTTAAAATTGGTTAAACTTGTGGAACAAAAAAACCGGCGTGTCTCACGACAGACCGGCTTGAACCATTTAAACAAAATTTAGTTATGATATGAGTAGTCAGCCGCTGCTAACGACTGACCTGTTTGACTAATCTTCATCTACTTTTACATTGTAGTGAAATCTTACTGTAAGGTAATCTGTGCTCAGAAAGAATGTATAGATTAAAGGCTCAGCCTGGCGTTCGTCGAGATACTGCTTCGTATCGTAATAGTATATGCTATTTTTTGATTCGCCAGTCAGTCGTTTGACAATCTCTCTACCCCACTCAGATGTAATCCACGATCGAAGCTTCCTGATAGATAGGTAGTTTCCGTGATACTCTATCATTGTAGGTGCACCTCCGACAAATCCCAATGAAAAAAACTTATTGGTGAGATATTGCGAATCGTCAAAGATGGTGTCTAGAAGTGATTCCTCGACGACATTCTTCCCGTCAATAGGAGCCTTCACATACTTTCTTGTATCTACATTAATTTCCTTCATAATCCTTCATTTTATTGGTTAGACATAGAATCGGTTACCGAATCAGTAACCGACTTTTGGCTAGAATGATCCCCGGCTGGCGCCTTACTTTAATAGTTCGATCTAGAGAGCTTTAGCTCGAAGGATTACCTCCAGTAGTGACTGGAGGAGATCCTTCGTTGAAGAAGCTCTTGTGAATTTCTGCCGAGCCACCATTCTTTAGGCGGCGAACCTTACGTCTGATGATTACTTGTTCTCGCTCTTGGCTTTCTTCCATTCAAGAATCTTGCCCTGGACGCTGATATTATTGTCCTTGATAAGCTGCTTGAGTACACCGAGCATCTTCCAACCCTCTTCATCGTAGAGCTTGGCTTTAGACTCAAGTTCCTTCAGAGAATTGGCCTCTGACATCTTTCGTCCGTTCTTCATGAATCTTGCTCCATGGAACATGATGAGGTTTCTCATCGTGTAGTAGGAACCAGACCCTTTGTAAGCATGGATGAATGCATCTGCCTGCTTGGTATCCCACGCGAGATGCTTGCGGTTCTTGTTGAACTTGCGAACGGCATCGTAGAGATCCTTGTGGTCTTCTACAGTAGCCATCTTGTTGGCAAGGTCACGGAGAGGATTGTATACCTTTCTATCCAAGTCAGCGACAAAAATGTCCTCGTTCTGAAGACGTACGTAAGGATTGCCCTTGCAGGTATGCTTATATGTCTTCTTCTTGTTTCCATCCTTGTCCTCCTTGGTAGTGTAGATGCACTTGTCGTCAATGTAGCTTCTGAGCTTTTTGATGTAGTCAATAGCCATATCGTATGCTACACAACCGTTGAACCAGCGATATCTCGCCTTTGTGTTCTCGTAGTCCTTGTGGTCACACATCTTCATCTGAGCGTAGAGCTCATTTTCAAGCATGCGCCACTGATACTCGTAGCCCTTGCGCTGCAACACCTCGTTGAATGACAGATAACTCTTATCCATGTCTCGCAACATGTGGAACATCTGACTCATCACCCAACGACGGAAGAGCTTCCAGTTACTTACGTATCCACCCTCTATAATCTGCCTGCCTACCGCATCGATGGTTGCATCGTCCATATCAACAGGGACAGCCGCACCATTTTCGATTTTGATAAGCTGATCATCACCGAGAGGGAAGTACTTACTTACGTCAACGCCTGCTGCCTTAAGAGCTTCGAGACGCATCTGCGCCTTGGTCTTCTTACCTGCACAAGCTGCATTAACCTCTACATTGTTAGCTACTACCTTAAGATTCTCACCAGTGATTGTTACAATCTGCTTCATAATTCAATTAATTTTAAATTGGTTATACTAAAAATTTATTTAACTCTAGTGGATGAGGCTTACGCCCCACCCTTGTTTGGCTCAATCCAGTCTCTGAGGATAATCAGATCCTTGTCGTTCTCGGACTTCCAGAACCATCTTCCCCATCTGTTCTCCCATGCAAGGTTGCCTCTTAGAAGCTGAATCAGTATGTATAGCTCCAGCTTACATCTAGCTACCTCCCGTCGCTCACCATACATCATATCTTCGTCTGAGAGCTCTTTCTCTGGCAAAGCCTTGAAGTAGTAGCGGCGATGGGATTCAGAACGCTCAGACGGCACAGAATGCTTGTATGCCTTATATCTCTGTTCTATTGCGAACAGGACTACTGCATGTGTCAGGTAAGGTGTATCTTTCGGCTTATCTTCCTCGGACATCACTATCTTGCCATTCACTCTACATGTTCTCTTCTGGAAGTTGATGGTGAACTTTGCACCATTCTCAACTGCATTGATAATCTCGTCGTATGTCATAATTCTATTGTATTGGTTAATAGGGATAGTGCTTATTCTTGCACTATCAAATTGGCTTCTTCGAGTTCATCCTTACTCAGTACATCTTCGTCTTCTCCGAAGTGGATATAGAATTTGTCTCCGTTCGCCCACTCCATTGCACGCATATACAACCAGTGAGCCTCTTCGATAGAGAATCCGTCTGCGCTTACTGAATCAAGCATCTCGCCCATGCAAACTTCTGACGTTTCGTACTCTTTCTTGATTTCCTCAAGCTTCTTTAGTAATCTGCTGTTCATAATTCTTAAATATTGGTTAATGGGAATGCGCTCAGAGAATCTGTTGCGTAACTATAAGGTCTTGATTAATACTGTATCTGAGTCCTGACGGATCCAGGTAATCACCTGGATTCTCAGGATGGTTGATACCGTATTGTACAATCTATTCTCCTTGCGCACCATATTCGGCTCGCAATAACCTAGACTTATCTCATGTATTATGTTGCATGGATATATGTTCTCGATTCGGTCCCGTGACTGGATACCTGTGCCTGCGGAGATATCGGCAGGCACAGGTATTCCACCTTACGGGATATTAAACCTCATACTCTTGATAAGTCGTGATGCAATTCACATGGTTGTTTGTAGGTACACTCATAGGTCTGTTGTCTTGCTACAGGCTGATGATTGGAACCAGCTGGGTTTACGCGGGGAGCATCGTTGCTCTAAGGATGACTCCCCGCGTTATTTACCCAGCGGGTATAAATACGCAACCTCCTTGTGTACCTCGTTTGGCAATAACGTTGTCTTCATCTGAGAGTGTGGCACGTAGCTATAGCAGCTTGATTCGAGGGCTGTTGTAAGTCGCCGGATGGCACTGGGATTCCAGTGAAGGCCGGCGGCATGTAAACAGCACTATAAATTCACTCTCCTCTGAAGACTACCCTCGTGCTAGGGTAATTCCCTGACCGGTGGCTAGGCACAATACTTTATGTTTCTGATTTGACACAGGATTCGCCAGACTCAGGATCCTGGGACGTCGTAAGTAGTATACGACGACGTCCTGGATCCAGAGTCTGGTTAAGAGACCTGTTGCATAAACTTCAGCCATCCGTCAGGGATTGGTGGTGTGCGCCACCTGCGAGAGTCATACGGACTGGCACATCTCTGTACTTCATTGATGAGCTACGCCTTGTGCGCGAATTCGTCGACAATCCGTCTCAAGTTGCAAACTTGCGAACTTGGACGCATCGTCGACAAATCCCGTTATAGAGGCGCTAGCCTGAATCTGCCCGTCCTTCTTCCGCGTCCGTGTGCTCGGTTACAGAGTCTGCCTGTCAGAAGATACTGCGCATAGCTATATTAGCTTGATAATATCCTGGTGGAGAGGATCGCAGGACCATCTCTGATTCGGAGATAGGTCCGCGATCTTCGAGACCGGATGTTTAAAAACATTCTTCTTCATCCCGGCAGTTCCTTGCGCTAGGATGCTGATCTACAGTGTATTCACCAAAGTGTTGTACGCTGCCCTGCTCGTTCGCAAGGCATTCTGAGCACAGCCGATTGATAGATACCCCTTGATTTCGCTCTCTGTCTTACCCCTGTTTGCTTTCACGTTCCTTCCACGACCTCGGTCTATGCAACCTACAGCCTGAGTCTTCACGTATCCGAGACCACCGACCTTTCTCTTGCCTGTCTTGACCGCACGGATGCAGTCCATGACGAATGCGTTGATCTTGTCGATGTCCTCTTTCACGTTTATGACCGGAAGAACCTGAGTAGCCCAGGAATAATCGCAGTACCCCTTGTAGAGATACCTATTTACTGCATTGATGGCTTTCGTCATCGTGGTATCACGTTTCTTTATCGTCCTCTTCTCAATTTCCTTTTGGAAGGTCTTGATACGTGTGGACGAAAGAGAGATATTGTGACCCTTGATGGAATATCCGAGGAACTTGAACCAGTGATTAGCGTCAAGATACTCAACCTTCTTAGGGTTGAGCGTCATCTGCATCTTCTCCAGTTCACTCTTCATGATATCCATGGCTTTCTCATAGTCTTCACCGACAAACAGCGTATCATCTGAATAGCGGACGTAATATCCGTTAAGCTTAGATAGCTTGTCGTCAAGATGATAGAGAATGACATCGGCCAGCCATGCAGCAACAGAGCACCCCTGCTTGAGGGACTGATACTTCTCACAGAGGTTATTGTCCTCATCAAAATAGATATCTGTGTGATAGTAGTCACGAATGACATCTATCAGCGCAGATTTTCCGTACTTCTCCTCTACCTTGTCGAATGCCCAGTCGATGAACCGAATGGGCACAGAATCAAAGTACTTGGAGAAGTCACCTTTCCATCCGATGATTTTTCCCTCTGCCGAGTATATTATCCGAGACACATCTTGCACCACACGACCGCAGCCGATACCCTTTTGGTATGACGTACAGCGTGGATGCACCATCTCTGGCATCAGCTCGAACAGGAGGTCGTTGGCTATGCTCAGGAGAATTCTGTCTACATCTTCATTCACGTAGACTGTGCGGAAATCTCCGTTGTCTTTCGGAATCTTGACTGTATGAGGCGGCATTATCTTGTAATTGCCGCTCTTGATCCTCTGATACATAGCCAGACGAGCCTCTGGTGTCGTCAGCTGATACATTACTGCTTTATTCATGTCCTTGAATAAGCCTTTCTCAATGGCATACTGCCATCTGGCTTTCTCAAAGAACATCTCTAGGATTTTGTCTTCATTCATAATTCTTCTTGTTTTGGTTATTGCGCGCAGTCCTTAGCTGCGCTTTTTAGCTTTCCATAAATCCCTGTACTCATCAATGAGTTCATTCTCTTCACTATACAGCTCCAGGAGTCTTTCTTTTGAAAGAGGCTTCGTGTTGTGTACACTACAGCTGTTCGTTTCTCTGCGGATTTCTTCGAGACGATCGGCTATCTCTCGCGCTCTCTTTTCATCTAAATTATTCATATCTATAATGTTTTGGTTATTTGTAGGGAGATTTCTCTCCCAGTTTTGCTAGTCGATATGCTGGAGTGCTACGCTGTCATCTTCTTCGGATTCTCTCCAGTACTCCTGATCTGGTTCGATCTCGATAACCTCACCTGAGAAATTGTCAGCGTCAAGAATAATATCGCTATTATTATAGGCATCCTGCACTTTCTGTACGGCTTCATTCTCACTCTCAGCATCAACGCTGACTACCTTGTTCAAATGTTCTGTGACTGATACGTAATATCTCTTCATAATCTTTAATAATTTGGTTAATAATGTCAGAGGGATTGCTCCCTCCGTTTTTAAGGCTTCTTGATATTAATGATACCTGTCACGCTCATAGCGTCTGATGGCTCAAACTTGTCAGGCTCTAAGCCGCAATCTGTGTAACCGAATAGAGAATCCGTGCAAGCGTCATACCATTCTGTTTCATCTGGCTCGTAATCTTCCGGCGCATCTTCAGGACACGCCAGCTCTAATACATCCCAGTAATTAAGAAGATATCCCTTGTACGCAATCTGAGGATCAGACCACTCTCCACGTGAGATAAAGCAGATAGTCTTACCTGCAACGTTGTCACGATGAATCTTGAAAAACTTATCGAATACCTTTTTTGCTTCTTTCGTCATAATTCTCTTTATTTAATTGGTTATAGTGATAGCCCGAAGGCTATCTTTTAGGCTAATGCGTTCAATACTCTGTGGGCGTTGTATGCGACATGATTGCTGTATTTTACCCTCTCCCACTTTTTGCGCTCACAAACTTTCAGGCAATACTCATGTGCTATATTCTCTGATAGTGCATCGAACGTGTTGTGTGTAACATCTGATGGCTTACCGAAATAAACTCTGTAACCATCCCTGTAGCATACTATACGTCTGCCAAGTCTGTAGATTGTTCTACTGCCTTTCTGTGAAATTGTAATCTTCTGATTCATAGTGTAGCCTCCTTTCCTTTCTTGAATCCACACTTGATGCCGCTACACATTCCACCAAGGAACGCATGGCAATGTCCTAAAAAATAGAATCTGCATTTCTCGTTTACTTTTCTACTCATAATTCTCTGTATTTGGTTATTGGCAGGTAGCCAAATGGCTACCAATTTTAGGCTCTGTTCCATGCTTCCCACGCTTCATTCGTGTTCTTGGTGATTGCCTCGTTCCAAAGCTTCTCCATGTTGTAGAAAATTTCCTGAAATGCTTTAGGGGTATCCTTCGGATCAATCTTCTTGCCGAAATACGGGCGTCCACATCTTCTTTCGTCGTGCTCCCAGATGCACCGTATCATTCCCGTCTCCGTTGGAGTGCATCCGAGGAATGTTCCCCTTGTACCGTATGTCTTTTCTCTAAGCCACTTCGGATAAGGAACGTAGATTGTCCACGCATCCACGCAGTCACGGAACTTCTTTCTTGTGTCGTGATAAAGTTTCAATTTCATAATTCTTTGTAATTTGGTTAATAGAAGAGGAGCATGCAAGCTCCCCTTGTTAGGTATGTTTTAAAGTCTTGCCCATGAGTATATCTTCGCTCTTCTTTTCTCTTCTTTCAGCTGAGAGAGGAGATATTTCTTCTCTTCTCCCGAGAAATTCTTACGGATATACGATTCACACTGCTTCTTCTTCCAGAAATGAACCGAATCTGAAGCGTCTGGCGTTATTGAAACCCACATCATGCCGCCTACTACAGGAACAAGTCCTGCGTAGATAATTCCTTTTCTAAATTCCATAATCTAATCATTTAAATGGTTTAACATTGAATATCCCCATGCTAGGGGATATCGTTAGGCTTCCTCGTAATCTTCCTCCATCATGGAGTGAACCTCTTCAAGGTAATTGCCGAAATTGTACTTGATGTTGTACGTGCCGAACGCCTTGAAATACCATTCTTCGAGATATTCTCTGTCCTTGTTCGCCTGCTCGCTGTCCTCTGCGGCATCAAGTCTGGCTACCATGGCAGAATACAAATCGTAGTAATCGTCGCCAGCGTAGTCGGTTGCCCAAAACGTGCCTGTAACGTGTCTGGGATAATCGTTGTACAGATTGGCAAAATTACCATCCATGCGCTGGTCGTTAAGATGGAGGTATTTCTTTATCTCTCTGTTTACCTTGTGAGTAAACTCCCACGAAAGGGACTGGATATTCTCTCTAAGCATATCTGCAATGTATTCTTCCAGATCCTCTGCGTCATCGAATTCATCAAGACACTCACGATAGAGGCCCTCGATAACCGCGGCAAAGCTTTTCACACCGATATAGTCGGCTACTTTCTCGATAACCTCACCCTTGTTGTTCAAAACAACTTCTAAAATATTCTTTTCCATAATTCATCTGTTTAATGGTTCATAATGGTTCCCCACATTATCGTGGGGAGTTTTAGCCACATATGGCAATGTCGCCATATTTTTTGTAGAAATGCTTGTATGCATCAAGACCACTGGCAGCTTTCAAGTCTGTGACCTCTAGCTTGCCGGTATCCTTGCGTACCTCTGCAATAGAGAATGTATTGTCGTGCGTCCACTTGATGAGGTCCACACGCCTAACAGGATTCTCTACTGACTCAACGATTTTACACTTCAGTAAATCGTCATTCAGGATTTTCTCTAAATCACTCATAATTACAGATTAATTATAGTTACACATTATTTCTGTCTCACTGATAATTTCAGCACAATACTTGCAGCGATGGCACATTATATAGCCTTTTGCCAGTAATTTGCTGAACTTCGGGTATGGGCATTTCTCGCCCATGCCAGCTCTCGTAATCTCAATTTTCTTCATATTTCAATCTGTTTGGTTAATAGAAATCCACACCCGTGAGAGTGAGGATTGTTTTGTCTAATCACCGAAATCGCTTTCGTCCTGATCGTACCACCAGTCCTGGAATCGATTCGCAACCTCTTCCAATGCATACTTAGCAAATGTGTCGTAGATATTTCTGCTCTCGCCCTCGTTAAAAGGAGCATACAGAGCCTTGCCGATAGCATCATAGGTGACGGATTTGTCGTCCTTGAAATTCCCGAAGCCCTTAATCATCGTGATAAGGTCTTCTCCTAAATCATCGGCAAGCTCATGCATATTCTCCATGATAGCACTCTTGTTCTCGTTCCAGAACTTGCTTGTTTGAGAATGATAACAGAATCCAGTGTACCCCTCATTGGCATTTCTGACCTTATCGAGCGTATTAAGCATTGTGTCTTCATTAACACCGCCAAGCTGCTCTACTACGGCATATGCCATCTTTACGAATGATGGATTATCATTTTCCTTGATAAACGCATCCCATACTTTCTGTATATTCATATTTCTGTATTTTGGTTGATAATAGAAACGAGCAAGCGCACCATACGCTTACCCGTAATTTTAGCCGAAAACCCAGATAGCCGTAGTTCTTGCACAAATGGCATACAGCTTTCCGCTGTGACCACGGAACAGCATTCCGTTGCATCCGTACACACCGGAAGAATAGCCTACCTGACTATATTCTTCCGGGATGGCTGCACGGCTTGAACTGTGTGTTATATCCTTGGCAGCTCCTACTCTAACGAGTCTCTTCAACTCTTTCTGTGTCATTTTCTCCATAATTCTTTAATTTTGATGGTTTAACATGGTTTCTGTGCAGTCTATCTGCACAGAATGTTTGGCTAGAACTTGCGAGGGCGCATGCACGATTGCTCAATCTCCTGAGCCTTCTTGTCTGCACGCGCTACGCGTCTGAAATACTCGCTCTTGTCGAGGTTCTTGCGTCTGCACTCCTCGCTGATAACTGCCTTGTGACTCGCTACGAGCCTGGCAAGGAACTTTCTGTCTCCGTCTGTCATAATTCTGAATTTTGATTTGGTTAATAATAGAAGCAGGACACAGGACGTGCCCCGCTGTTTTGACTACTTGCCACCGCACGCAATACTATGAGGACAGCCATGAATCTTGCCATCCATCAATCCGTGAAAGCAGCACCCTACACATCTCTCTGTGACTATATCCCACTCTCGCTCTATTCCGTGTCTGTCAGTTACTCTTACTGTTTCCATAATTCTATATGTTTTGGTTAATAGCAGGCAGCACATTATCGTACTACCCATTTTTTGGCTAGAGATTGTACACCGGACTTTCTGAAGCATTCAGGATAGAACTGCCGGTGAGGATGGAGAACGCACAAGGGTCGAAACTCTCGATTTTCTTCATGCTCTCTATCTTCTTCTGTACTACATCACGTATGGATGACAGATTAAGTCTACCGTCAATAGGCATGACAGAATCCATACCCACCATTTCAACGATACTAAAATCCTCTGTAAATCTCTTACTCACGAGGTCAAACTTGTTGATCTTGTGATAAAATTGTACCCATCTACTCATAATTCTACATTTTTGGTTTATAGGAGAGGGAGAAATAACTCCCTCAATTTCAGGCTATGTACTTCTTGATGAACTCTTTAAGCTCGTTGAGCCGCTCGTCCATCTCCTCTTTGCTGCATACGCAGATGAAACGTGGAAAACAAGTATCCGTTATTTCTCCCATGTCATTCATGACACAGGCAAAACAACTTATATACCCTTCGCCGTTTTTATTGCTAACGCTAACATCAAGGCTCAGTCTTGATTGATTTTTCAATACTTCTCTCTGAATTTCCTGCAACTTAGGCAAAATCGTAGAGAGTATGTACTCTACATTCTCCTTGTATTCTTCATCTATCATAATTCTTAAATATTGGTGAATAGTATGCGTGACAATCGTCACGCACATTTAGCTCATGCACAATACTGCAATCTCAGAGAAACTCTTTGAGATAGCCTCCTTGCTACGATAATCTCTGTAGCCTCTGGTATTATTATTGTGCCACTGGCTCGCTGCTATCTTGATCTTCTCCATCTCATGCATAAGCGCACGCTCAAAATTCTTCTGTGATTTTCTGTCTAACATAATTCAATTTGTTTAATGGTTCTACATAGTATGCCCAGGAAAATGCCTGAGCACATTTTTGGCTACTCGTACTTGTTGAGCAGGAAAATCAGAATACAGCCGTCTCCGTTCATGAGCATCTGACATTTGTCCTCATCTGTAATGATGTTGGCGCAAATCTTTGCGAACATAGGAAACGGCTCATCCTCCATCTCGTCATGATATACTGCCAGGTATGTTCCCGGCAGCAGAGAACGTGAATCCTCAGGATCGCCGCCGAACTCATCGCACGCATGTATAGGACATAGAACTCTCTGGATGGATGTGTGTGTACACATATCTTCCTCGCAGTCCATGCCCATCATGATATCAATTAACTCACACTTGCTTAATTCTTTTGTTAATGTCTTGAACATATTCTCAATATTTGGTTAATAGAAGAGAGGAGCGGAAACTCCTCTCAGATTTGGCTACTTCTTAAGACCTACGTACATTATCGTACTCTCGGTGTGTGGATTGTTGCCAAGCTCTGAAATCTCATTAGCCTGGTTTATAACCGTCTTTCTCAGCATCACGTTTGCTCTGTGACAATTATACAGAGTAACTGACACTACACACAATGCAACACACACTACGGCAAACAATGCCACGAAAATATTCTTCTTCATAATTCTTTAATTTAATTGGTTTGTAATTATTGTACTGCCCAAATCTATAGGGCAGTTTTTAGGCTAAATGTTTCCAAGCACAATTATCGTACTTTCCAAATCTGTCACGCTCCAGGCAGGATGAATTTCTCCAAGCGGAGCGTGGATCGCCACATCTCTCTGAAGAACCACCTGCCAATTATCGTACTGCTCCAAAATATTCCAAGCACAATTCCCAAAAATATTCCAAGCAGAATAATGGCAATATTCGTACTTGCTAAACACAACAGAGCAGGAACGCTCTGAATAAATCCAAGCACAATTATAGTGCTTGAATAAATGATTTGCCTTGCTTTCATAATTCTAATTTTATTGGTAATTGTTCCGTAGCCACACACGACAATTATCGTACTGGCTACAGATTTTTAGGCTCACGCCACGCAGAATAATGTAAGCACACCATTCTTTAGCGACCCGAATTCTACGTGACTCAAAATCTCCTGAGCATCTGCAATGATACTCTCAACCTCGCACATATCGAGGCATTTAATTCTTAGCGTACTCATAATTCTAATATTTTTGGTTATTGTTCCCTACAAGCGTAGGGATATTAGGCTTATTGAATTCCGGCAGACCAAGCGAATCTTTCTTCTTCATCATTCAGTCTGTAGATACTGGAAAGCATGCCAAACAGGCGAGGGCTGCTGTTAACGAGTTCATCGTAGGCATCCTCTGCACTCTGGTCTGTTACATTAATACGTACAAGCGTCTTTCCTATCTTCTTCAAAATCTGTTCTTTCATAATTCTAATATTTAAATGGTTCATAATTGTAGAGCGGAGATTTCTCCCCGCCCCGTTAGCCAGGATGTGCATCTTTGCACCACGTTTTATCTTTATCGTCTTAACTACGTGGCTCACACCCTACAGATTTTATGCTTCTGCCAGCAGCTTGTTTATTTCTGAGGAGATAAATCTCGCACGGATGACAAGCAACCGATTTCAGTCAGCGTGGATAGTGTGCGCCTTGATACGCTGCAAATCGTGATTGCACACACAATTGATTCTCGGGTAACCAGCCCGACCGGACAATTCCAAACCGGTAGAATATGAATTATGATTTCTTTCTAAAACTCTCATCTCGCTAGATGATACAAATCCCCTAGCCGTCGTGCCGTCTCATCTCATTCGACGCTCACGCCAGGAATTTTTGCGTATCTCTCGGATGGATGTCTCTGAGTAACACGTTACTCTCTCCCATCTCGGTGTGCCTCTCGCACTCTCGATTTACTGAGATACTTCTCTTGAATTTTGGCAATTAGTCCCCTGAGGGAGAATAAATTCTCTCTCTGGAATAATACCAAAATTTCTGTTTTGTTCCCTTATGCGGCACCGACCCGCAAATGTACGCTTAAACGTGATAGGAAAAATAAGGGTACGACGACCCGCTCCAAGTTGAAAAACCTGGAGTAAAATTTCCCACTGGCTACCGGTCAGATAGTCAGCGGGAAAAACTAGATAGCTAGATTTCTCTAGCTACCTTGTTTGTGTTACTTTTGCGCTGCTGCTAGTTTAGCCTGTAACTCTGCAATTTGTTTCTGTAAGTCTGTAATAGACTCAGACTTTTTCTTTGCTACCTTTGCACCGCTTGCGAATGCTTGATGTAAAGAGCACAACTTACTACCTAATCTTTGTAAGCTATCAATAATAGACGTTTGCACGTCCTTATTGTTGCTATCAAACCACGCAAAGAAATTAGGTAGTTTATGTTTGCGGGAAAACTCGCTTACAGCAGAACGCACACACTCAGTCTGCAAATTGCAATAACTTTCATCAGATAGCACGTAATTTGTTGCTAACTTGTTGTACTTCGCACGTGCTTTTTCTAGTTCTTTCTTTGCGCTTACTACTTCGTTATCAGTGCACTCGCTTAATAGCTTTTTGCGGTAACTATTAAGCACTTCCAGACTCTGCGCTAAGACTGCGCTACCTTTGCACTCGGCTACATAACTAGCAACCTTAGTACTTACGTGCTCGTAGCCTTGAGCACCTTTCATTTCTAAATCTTTCATATCTAAATTGTTTAAATGTTACTTATAAGATAGTGTCCTATCTCTTTCTTTTTGTACTGCAAAGGTACGAAAATTTATTGGAAAAAGCAAATTTTTTATGTTAAAAATCGACCTTTAAAGATGTTGTAACATATTGATATATAGATAGTTATGAGTTTTAACACTTTGTGGCAAAGTATTAATATATTACGTTTTGCTTCTATATATCCAACTATATAAACACTAAATGTTAATATTTTAACATTTAACCAGTACGTTATTATGTAACATCTTTTTAGTCAAGTATATTGTAATAAGTTTTTGTGTTTCACGCTTTATTAATAATGAATAATTATGCAAGAAAATGTATATAAACAAAATTATAAAGTATTGGTTATTAAGGGGTTACATAAATTTTTTATAAATATAAACCGACAATTTGAAATAATTACAAAAATTTTGTTTCACGATGGTTTACACTATATAAACCGACACAAAATGTAATAATTTTAGAAGAAACACCCCCACACCCCCTTTATAGCTATAAATCAGCGCGGTAGTCACCTCATCTAAAAATTTTTTCTTCCGATTTTTCAGCCTTTTTGTAAAGTTTAATTACTTTCTACCATAAAGGATAATTATGCATATTCATTCATCCGTTATTTATTAACATTTGATAGCGTAAACTCTTACTTTGCAGACCAAACCATAAATGTATACCTATCCTTCATTTAATGTATACCTAAAATGTATATTTATACCCTTTATTTACTAGGGTTTTACCGGATATTCAGGATATTATCTGTATCTTTGTATTGTCGATATTTTATAGACGACATGTTATAAGGACGACCTGACACGTGTTATCCTTCAGAAAGCCCCTGTTTATCGGGGTTTATCCTACACAATAACGGAAAATTAATATTATTATTGTACATAAATGGAAAATGGTATTGCTATAGACACATTGCACGCTCAGCTGCTTGACCTTTCGAGGCATGACGAGTACGGCTTCGAAGAGCTCCGTTGCCAGGACTGGGGCAAGGCGAACTCTGAGAAGTACAACAAGCTGAAGTCTAATTTCATCAGGTCAATGAGACGTCTGGCGAAGAAGGCTCCGGTGAAGTACTACAACGGTGCTTACTACATGTTCAACGGCAAGATATACGAAGCTGTTCCGAAGATAGTTTTGGAACAGGCTTACCAGCTTCTGCTCCTCGACCTGGCCATGGCTCCGATGCTCGGCATAAGTACGGTGATGAACAAGTCGTTCATGGAGGTGATAGAGTGCTACAACATACTGAGGCCTACCTTCGACATCGTTGCATTCGCCAACGGAGTTGTTGACTTCGGCAGCGGGTTGAAGTATCCGAACGTTATGCCATTCTCTCCCGAGTACCATGTCACATACTATCATCCTTACGACTACAATCCGAAGGCGAAGTGTGACAGGTGGATGAACTTCATCAAGGAGGTCCTTCCGGACAGGACGTCGAGGATGATCCTCCAGATGTTCCTCGGTCTCGGTCTCATACAGAGAGGTACTGCATACAATCCGTACGAGGGGAAGGAATCATCGAAGATTGAGCTATGTCTTCTTCTTATAGGTACGGGAGCCAACGGAAAGAGCGTCATCTTCGACGTTGCCTGCAACATATTCGGAAAGGACAGGATAAGCAAGATGGACTACGCCGACCTCACTGCCGACGGTGACGAGGGAATGAGGGGTAGGTATCCTATCAGGAACGCCATCTTCAACTGGTCCTCCGATTCCGACCCGAAGAAGTTCGGAAGGAAGAACACCGGTATGTTCAAGAGACTCGTGAGCGGCGAGCCAGTCCCGATGAGAAAACTCGGCAGGGATATCCTGGAGGGGAACTCAATCCCCTACCTCATCTTCAACCTCAACGAGCTTCCGTTCCCTGATGATGCGTCGCTCGGATTCATCAGACGCTTGCAGTACGTGAGCTTCGATGTCACCATCCCTAAGGAGAGGCAGGACCCGGATCTTGCGAGCAAGATCATCCGTGAAGAGCTGAGCGGAGTGTTCAACTGGATATTCCGTGGCGCGATGGAGCTGAGGAGCAGGAAGTACAGGTTCCCGGCAGCTGAGGGCAGCAGGAGACAGCTGCTTATCTCCCTTCTCGGAAGCAATCCTATCTATGCCTGGATAAGAGCGTATGATATGAGGTGCAGCCAAGAGGCGAGGGGCGAGATTTCGGAGTGCATGCTTGCCAAGGAGATGTACGAAAGGTTCGTCGAGTTCTGCAAGGCCAACGATGTCGAGGAGAAGGATATACCTACGATTCAGAAGTTCGGGCGTGATATGAGCGACAAGTACGGCTTCTTCAAGAAGAGGTCACAGGGCGGAATGACGTATCAGGTGTACGGCGCGCAGATGATTGACCTGAAGCAGGAGCTTCTAATCAATGACGTGAAGAATAAATTGCGTGGTGAGGAGGACATCAAGCAGCCTGAGAGCTTCATTCAGCCTGATGATTAACGGTTATAAAACAGATTTCTATGATAGACAAGGAATATATCAAGGAGATTATCTCCTGTATCACGAAGAAGAAGGCTGATGGGAATATTGTTCCGGCCACCGCTTCGATGCAGGAGATTATGATTGCTGTCCGCGATGATGCCCTGGAGTGCATGAGGATCATGTGTAACGAGAGGGAGATTGCGGTGAACAGAACGTTGAACAGTGTTTCATTTAAATGTTTGTAGCTTATGGGAGAAGAACTTATGTTTTGTATATCCGATGCCTTTATAGATGGCGACAGAATTCGCGGATCTATTCATAATGTTGTGGACAAAGCGTTCGAGTCCGGTATCAAGATGTCGTCTTGCCGATACAAGAATCACAGCATCACGCTTGACGTGAGCTTTGAGCCGGAAGGTGGTTTTGACAAGCTGCTGCTCGAAATCCTCTACGGCGACAGAATCAGGAAAACCACAGAGCGCCTCGATAAAGAATGGCTGGAGAAGATGTGGAAGGTTTCCGATGACGATATTAGAACGTTTCGGAGTATTCAAGTGTGTGATTTTCTAAAGGAGAGATGGTCATGAGAAGACATCACAATCCGAACAAGGTTCCGCCGTTCAAGCCGGACCCGGAGCATTGGACAAGAAAGGTTCATTCATGGAAGGCGAAGGTTGCATACGAGACTGAGGATGATGCTTGGGAGTTTCTGAATCATAGTCCGAGATTGAAGGCACTCGGCTGGCATCCTTACTTATGCAAGGTTTGCTCAAAGTGGCATATTGGTAGGTTACATTTAAAATAGTTGAGAATATGAAGAAGTTTAAGAAGTCGATAGAGATTAGCAAAGAGAATATTTCAGATGTTCTTCAAGTGCCTATTGTTACTAGTGTATACAAGACCAAGTTATTTAAAAATCCGTTTATAGAAGGTCGTAGTAATCCTTATGATGCTTTAGCAGTGATGTATGTTCATGTTGAAGGTATTAAAAGCGATTTATGTATTAATCAAGGAGACGTTCTTGCTCTAGACATTTGTGATACTTGGTATGCCTTTTCAAAAGCAGGGTGGGAGAAGCATAAAAACGATGAGGTATGAAGAAGAAAGGATATTACGAATATGGAAACGGAATCTACCCTTTGAAGCTTTGGGTACACATCGGTAAAGACCTGAAAGAGCTGATAGATTCCTGTTTTGACGGGTGCAATGCTCCAGATAGTGATTACGGCGGCGTTACGTATACCGATACTGTCAGGAAGAGCGACAGGAGGCGCGGTGTTCTTGTTTCGTTCCAGTGCCAGAAGGATATGTCGATGGACTACTGCTGCCATGAGGCTTCTCACGCTTGCGATGCCATCGAGGACGCTATTGGTATGGAACACGGCGACGAGCCTTCTGCCTACTTGATTGGTTGGATTGCATCTTGCATCAACAAGGCTCGTTTGGGCATTGGAGATTTCGTTGAACTAAAAGATAAGGAGGAATAGCTTATGGATAAAAACGAGAAATTGAAACTTGGTGACATTTGCCTTGCGCCAAAAGAGTTTTTTATAAATAATTCCGATGGAAAGCTAAAGCAGAAAATAGAAAGTTATGCGGAAGTCAGAAAAGATGGCAGGGTTATGTGCGCGGTTGTTGAGGATGTAAATTCAGTTTTCCCCAATGAATCATTATATACAATCGCTGTGAAACAAAAACAATTTGCACCTCCAATTAGGGTTTGTGTCAGTAAGGATTATAACCTTGATTGTTTTGAATTGCTTTCTGAAAAAGAGATGAAAGTTGCTGGTTTACTTTGGTTTTGTTATGGTGTTTAATATAGAAGGAAATAGCTTATGATTAAGATTGAAGATATTAAGATTGGCTCTATCTTGCAGATTAGGAAGGTAGATTTGGAAGATATTACTAGTTCTGTGTTTATCGAGATTATAGACCCTAACAATATATATGACTCATTTGCCATTGAAGTCATTGATATGGCTGATGGAGTGTGTGTAATATCATGTACTAAAAGAAATGAATCCATTGGTGTGGATGCGGATAAATTAGCGAAGGTTTCCGTCTTCGCAAACGAATCTGCAAACAAAAAGACGGAGCAAGTATCTCATCCATCCCATTACGCTTGGTTGAAGGATTTGTGCGGTGTTGAGCCTATCGAGATATGCCAGCACTTTGATTTTTCTGTCGGGAACGCATTGAAATACCTTATGCGCAATGGTAAGGTTGAAAGAAATCTTACAGAGAAAGAACAAAGAATCCAAGATTTGGAGAAGGCAATATACTATATAAAGAACGAGATTGATTTAATAAAAAATGACAGCAATAACAAGGACAATAAATAGTAAAGGTGTTGTGATTGTTAAGAGAATCGGTAAAGAGAAAGGAAATCAAAAGGTTGTCTGCCGCTGCCCTGATTGCGGCAAAGAATTTACAACATGGATTTCCACTTTTTACAGAAATATTAATAGTTGCAGATGTAAGTATCCTGCAAGCAAGAGGTTGTATGAAATTTGGGTGAACATGAAAACAAGATGTTATAATCCAAATTGCTACGAAGCAAAGTACTATTCTTTAAAAAATATCACGGTATGTGACGAATGGAAATATTGCTACAAAAATTTCGAGAAATGGTCTATTGAAAATGGATACACTGAGCATCTTACTATAGACAGAATCGACGGAAATAAGGGGTATAGCCCAGAAAATTGCAGGTGGGCGAATTTTGATGTTCAAAACCGCAATAAGTGCAATAATATAAATATCACTATTGGAGGAGAAACTAAAAATATCAAAGATTGGTGTAGATTGGCTGGGGTAAAGTATAAAGCAGTTATGTCGTTCTATTATAGACACGGCAAAGATAAGATTATGGCTACCGAATACATAAAACGAAAATTATTGGAACATGGCACAGACTAAATACACTTGTAAGGATTGCGTATTTTTGAATGATGAAGATTATGAGTTCCCATATTGCTTGTGTAAAGACTTATATACAGACGCAAATCCTGACGATGATGCCTGCGGATACATTATTCCGCTGGTATATACTTGCAAGGATTGCTTCTTCTTCAAGAATGGAGCTTGTAACCACCCTAATGAGATTAGGTTTACTTCTGAGGAGAATCCATCTTGCACAGATTTCGAGTATAAGAAAATAAAAGTTGAACTTTAAAATATTGTTATCATGGCATTACCATTTGGAAAGACTATCAAGACAAGACGCTTCACCGTGCTGAAGTTCAGCAAGAGCTTGTCTAAGAAAGAAGTTGCTTCACTCAGAGAGGATATCCCTGCTGATATCAAGAAGCATTTACAGAGAGGCTCGCTTCCTTTCATCAAGATTGCGGACATTGCCGGTACATGGGGTATTGAATACTCTATCGGTACATCAATGTACGCTGCGCTCGATGAATGTGTTCCTGTGGCTGTAGGAGACCATTATGAGTTCTCCAATGATGATGGAAACATCATCGATGCATTTGCCCAGCTTATGTATGCGGATACATCGTTGCCTGGCGATGCAGAATACACGGCAGGTAAGTTGAAACTCCGTGACGAATACATTTCTCGTGAGGCTGCAAGAAGAAACGCTGCTGCCGACGAGGGTAAGACAGAAGAGCAGCTTCGCAAGGAGAGCGATGAGGCCGTACAGGAAGTCATCGACCGCGATAAGCACGCCGAGACTCTTCTTGAGATGGCAGAGCAGATTAAGAAGGAAGGAGGCAAGGATGAGTGATAAATTGCTTGAGGTCGTTCAAGACCATACTTCTCTAGTACAGGCACTCCAGTTCGTTTTAGAGGCCGCAGAGACGAAGAAACTGCCATCATACGGCATTCTTCCTACGTTTAACGACCCTCTTCTTGATGATCAGGTAATAACTGCGCTTGAGCTCATCACTGGAGAGAAGTATCCTGATTGAATTTATATTTTTCTTCTACTTTCATAATATAAAAGTGAGGGGTGGCATCTGTGAAGACACCACCCCTCGTAACCAATTAAACAGAATTACGAACAGCAGAACGAATCTGTGAACGTATATCTGCTTGCAAAGGTACTTGGTTTTGCAGAAATTCTAGTAAAACAAAGTTACTTTAACACGAATTTAACTATTTCTTCTTCTTTTGAAAGGTCGCCTGGCCATTTTTGAAGATAATACAGTCCTCGCAGCATCGAGGCATTGATAGAGGAATGTAGTAGTGGACCACATTATTTTCTGTATCAATTTCGTCCTGCTTAATCTTAGAGTAGTCGGCTATCATGGCAGTTGTCTTTTGCCACTCTGGAGAGCCAAACTTCTGCTTGCGCTGAGCGATAACGAGGTTTCTCAGAATCTCTTCCTTCGAGGTAGCCTTAATAAGTTCCTCCTGGGTGAGTTCATCGGCGTTCTCGTTCTTCGCTTTCTTGCCCTGAACCTCTGCTATTCTCTTCTGGACGGACTCTTGGGCTTCTAGCTTGTTCATCTCGTTTTCGAGGAATGATTTCTCCCACACACCTATTCCTTCTCCCTGAAATGCGATGGCCCAGCTGTCACGGACGGACATGCCAGAACCGCGGAGACTGGCGTAGATGTAATAGCGAGGGTCTTTCATCTTGAGAGCCTTCGCCTTCTTGTATGTATCGACGGATAACGTGTATCCTTTTGTTTCTTCAATCATAATCTTGATATTTAAAAGTTCAACGTTTGCTGCCTGCGGTGTTCTCTCCATACATTGATAGACTTGCCGTATATCCAATAGTCGAACACTTCTTCCGACGACAATCCTTCGTCTATCATCCTTCCGCTAGCCTGGATATCCTTGATGGCCTTAATCCAACTATTATAGATATGCGGATAGCGTTTGCAGTCGGCGAGTTTCTGCTTATAGTTGTGCATAGGGCAGCACAGGCAGCCAATCCTATAGTAGCCCTCGTCGTACAGCTTGCAATGCTTAATACCGAGTGTGTTCAAGAATAGCCATACATCATCATCTGTCCACTCTATGATTGGAGAGATTAAGAGCGATTCGTAGCCTCTGATGCAGCCGATGGTACGCTCATCACTGGCATTGGTGATGTTAATCTCGTGGATGCCCCACCGGGTTGGACGGCCACGCTTCTGACTGTTCCTTTTATCACGGAACTCGTCAAGACCTTCAAGAGAGCCGCTGTACTTATGGTTGGTAATCTCGACCTCACTCCTACCCGAACGCTGTCTGCTTTCTGCGTGACGGATTCCGATGAGGACAACATTGCCTGCGCCGATACCTTCTTTATAGACTCGACAGCACCATCGTATCAGTCTTGTCGGAAGCATGCCTTCCTTACGGGCCTGGTTATAGATGCTGATTTTCGGCTTTATCATATCTACGTCCGGATAGTGCTTGCGGCAGAACTTGATTACTTCTGGTGGATCGACGGACGTAAGCCCCATGTGAGACTTGAACTTCACGCCTGCAATCTTGGCAATGTGATAAAGACACTGACTATCCTTGCCTGAACTGAACGATAGATAGAAGCCTTCGTTAGGCGAGTATGCCAGTGCAAGCTTCTCCGCCTTTCTCAGCAGCTCTACAGAGTGCTTTATCTTCTCCTGGAAGTCTTTCTGGAACTTCGGAAGAATCTCTTCTAAAGTAAAATTTAATTCAGAATTTATCATATCATTTCTTTTTACTATCTTTGAATACAAATAAAGTGTAACAACAACACGAAACGTGGAACGGTGGATATGGGTCTTTGAAAGAATGGATACCGGCATCAGCTTCGCTTTGACAGATAACGCAAGGGTAACTGCTCCCTCTCTTGACGTAGAACCCGATAGCCTTGTTCTCCTGCCCATACTCCTGCTCTGCCTGTCCCCACGCCAAAGCAATCACCTGAGAAGCATTTCTTACGATATTCTGATAGGCATTTCTGTAATATCCTTTTCCGTAAGAAGGAACATCGATGTTGATATCCTTTCTCTTCGCCTTGGTGATGACTGATGTGTGATATGGGTCTTTATAGCCTGTGCGGATGGAAGACAGGAGCTGCTGGTCTGAATATCCCATCAAGGTTCCTGCCTTGATCATCCTCACAATATCTTCCGCAAAGTTTCCGAGATAGACAGCGTTTCTTTCAGATGTCGTCTTTCCGTAGATGTCGCTGACGAGAAATGATTCTATATTCTCGCTGTCAATCCCGAGAATCTTGCACGAAGCCTTGGAGTAAGCAGAGATGTAGCTATTGATACTCTCCTCGGCCTCAGCAGTAACATTCTTGGCGTAAGAGAGCAGGGCTGACTCGTCTGTGAGCCTGCCCGCACCTCTGTATCGCTTACTTGCGGTAATTATTTTCTGTGTCGATTTCCAGAGAATATCTGCAACATGGTCCTCGCAGTTTCGGATTGCCTGCAAGCGCTTTCTGCTGTAATCGACAGAACGTTTTAACTCATCCATATGCTATTAATTCTTCTTGTTGAATTCGTCCCAATGTGACTCCCCTAACCTGTTGCCGTTGGAATCGGTGTTAAATTTATTGGGGCGCCCACGCTTTCTTCCGTTACCGGTATTTACTGTGGCTGAGTATCCGTTAATCTGAGCTGTAGCTTTCTGCTCCTCGATTGCATTCTCTGTTTCGTTATCCGCACGCTGAATATCCATAAGAAGGTCTTGCTGGTCCTCCTCTTTCTTCTCTCGCATGATACGCTCATATTCAGCTGTCTTAGGGAAGTCAGGGCAGCGTTCTGAAGCCGTCTGCTTAGAGAGAAATCCGTTCTGAACCGCAGTGGCAATATTTGTAATTTGTTCTGTTTTATTACTATGAACATACGGACTTATCCACGCGTTGATTGGAAGCCCAGACATTGTAGCGACGCAGTTTTCATCAGTACCGATGCCGAACTGACAGATGCGGAGAATCTTATCCAGGAATGGCTGTAACTCCTGTGCGTCGTTCATTGCAACCTCCAGTGCAGGAGAATAGAGAAGCTTGATGGCTACACCTGGGAGGTCACCGGACTTCAACTCAGGTGGCTTCACGGTGAATGACAGCTCATAGATGAGGTCATACGACTTGTTGAGCTGTGTAGCGAAGGCATCAGAGGCATCCGTTCCATTCAAGAATTCAGCCTTGCCGTTAGTGTCCGTAATCATGATTGTCTTCGCAGAGCCGGTCATATCGTCGCCGGTTATAGAAATATCCTCACCATCGCCAGTGAGCGTAAGGATTGGGAAAGCGTACGCCTTATTATTCTCGCAGAGATATGAGAATGCCTCCTCGTAGTCCTCGATGTTCTTCTGAACCATAAACCAGCAAGGTCCGTTTTCGTTACGTGCATAAGCTACCGGTACGAATTGGAAGCCGTGGTCCTTCTCTTCAATTAGGGTGTAGTCATCAATTCCGAAAATCCTTGCAATCTTCGTCATTACCTCTTTCACCTTTCCAGACTTGGCAGCCTTCTTGAAACGGTAGAACTTCCGGTTATCCCAAGCCTCGACATATTCGGTCTTCTCGTTGCCCTCATCGTCGTAGTCGTAGTACTTCCTGGCAAAGCACAAAAGGTCGCCAGTGAGTGAATCGACGTGAGGGTACAGGATATCTCCTCGATCATAAGAGAGTGTTCGTGTGCAGAATTTCTTCTTTTCATCGAAGAAGCCGACGATTGCACATTCTGCAACCTTCAGATATGCACTTACGGCTTCAAAGAAGCGAATCTCCATATCGTGCATAAGCCAGCCCTTCTTGAATACATCGAGGGTCTTCTGATTCTCCTCTACCTTCTTCTCGTTCTCGTAGTCATCACCATCAGCAAGCTCGAACTGAACATCGTTGCCGGTTAAGTGCAGCAGATGCTTCGTGTGGATGAGCTGCTGGAACGCAAAGGCTGTACGCTGAATCTTCTGGCAGTACCACCTGTTATTCTCAGGGTTCAGCTTCCAGATGTCCGGGTATTCCTTCTCGTCCATTATTCTGTGTGCAGATGGATAGTACTCACGCAAGAAGTCTGCCTGCGTCTTGATGCGGCGATACATGGTATCGTCTGGCATCGTTCCGTCGTAATAGTCGGGAACGACATCGCTTACAGTCGAGTGCTTCATGTACCCAGCAGGAGTAAGCTCGTAGAATGGTTTCCTTACGAGCAGCTCCCTTACATTATTTACCTTGATAGCATCCATAATCCTTTTACCTTTTTATTTTTCTTTTTTGTTAAACTGAATATCATTACATAGAACCAAGATTCAAAGAAGTCAGGCGAGTGCCCGACATATTTCTTGGCAATCTTCTTAGGTAATAGCTTGAATCCCCTATCATCGCTATTCTCGTCACGTCTGAGCATCTTACGCTCCTTCTGAAGAATCTGTCTGAGAGGGACCTTGTCAAATCCGTTTCCTGAATACTTTCTTTCGAGTAGGGACGAGTCGATGGAAATCTGCTTCTCCTTTATCATCTTATAGAATAACCAAGCACACTGAGACTTCAAATCCTTATAGAGGTATTTGATTCCTTCTTCTTCCTGATGATTCCTAGCGATAGGTGCTGCCTGGTTGTTAAATGGGACGGCATCCTTGAAGAATCCCTTAAAGTACTGACCGATACCCTGCATATCGTAAGTGAAGTTACATTCCTCGACACCCCACTCTCTCAGCTTGGCCTCAACTACCGAAACGAGTGTCTTAGGGTCCAGCCTCAGAACAACCAAGTCTTTACAATGCCATCCTTCCCAAAGCCACATTACGAAGTTATCGCCTCCGGTGAATGCGATATCGGCAGAGGCTCTACGTTTTCCGTCTCCGATTTGTTCCGCATTGTCGTAGATTTCATCAAGGTCTTCCATCTTGATCATGTCATCTCCGGCAGCTTTCCAGTTCCAGTTAGCTTCCAGGTCTCGCATACGCTGTTCCTCATCCTGTTGGGCAAGGTTGGCGAGATATGAGGCATCGGTAGAGATAAGCTTAATGTTCTCTGATACGTCAGCGCGAACGAATGTTGCCGACTTGATGAACATTTCGAGCTTTGTATAACCAAGTTCCTCATAGCTATCCTTCCAAAGGCTATCGATAATGCCCTTGCACTGTTCGTATACCTCTTCTCTTGTGTTACCCCAGTAGATAGAGTCCGGTGTATCACCATCCATGAAGCAGTAGCGGATAACTCCATCTCGCTCCGGTATAATGTATCCATTCTCGTCAACCCACCAGTCGATGAACTTTCGCACCCATGATTCCGGGTCAGGGTTACAGGTAATCCAGAATCGGTTTCGTATGTGAGCTGCGTTTCGGTTGTTAGTCAAGAGGTACTTGAACTTCTTGTATGGACACTGAGTACCCTCATCGATGCAGACATAGGCATACTGGCGACCCTGGAATCGTGTCTTGAAGTCCTGATAGGCTCCAGCATAGTACGAGAATTTGAGCCATCCTCCGTTATCGAAGTTCCAGGTCATATCATTTTGTGACTTATTGTAAGTTCCAAATTGGGAGAACAATTTATAAGAGTCTGTCACTAAGGACTGTAAGTCGTCTTTTTCGTTACGAAGAATTGTTGCATGAAAATCTGGATTTTTAATATCCTTCAGAACTTCCATTAGGGAAGAGAACGATTTTGAGCCGCCTCGCGAACCGCCAACTATCTTAATATCAGCGTCTATAGACAGCATGCGTTCCTGGCCGCCACGCTGAGCTATAATCTTCAGCTTGTCGGGATGTTTCTTATCGGCGTCTCTTAATGATTGGATATACTCTTGAGTATAAATAGGCTCTCCGTTATCCAATTTTAATCCTGAAAATACATCTTTCTGCATAAATATACATTTAATACTGCAAAAATATACAATTTTTCTTTGATAATTGCATATTTATTCATATATTTGCAAAATAAAAGGTATATTTATACGTTTTCGAGGTGGAGGGACCACTTTCGGGATAACATTTTAAATCAACAAACAACATGACAAGAGAGGAACTCTTAGCATTAGTGAACAAGGAGGTTGACACCACCAAGTTCAAAGAACTTAGCCAAAAGACCATCAATGAGGAACTTGATGATGTTTTGGAAGATTTCGGTGATGACGAGGAAGCAAATTCCAAGTTGGTTACCAAGTTAGCAAACCGTCTGAAGCGTATCAACGGCAACTTGCACAAGAATATCTCTGACGAGGTAAAGAAGAGCAAGGAGGAGGCTGAACGCAAGAAGAAGGAAGAGGAAGAGGAGCGCAAGCGTAAGGAGGCTGACAAGGATGACGATCCTGACGACAAATACTCCAAGCTGCTTAAGAAACTTGAAGCTCTCGAAAAGGCTAACGCAGAAAGAGACAAGAAGGCTGCAAGGAAGGCAACCATCGAGTCTGTAAAGGCAGGTTTGAAGGATAAGTTCGACAAGGCAAACCTTGAAATGAAGAACTACTTCCTCAATGCTGCAATCGCAAAGCTGGAGATTCCGGACGAAGATGTCGACATCGACGAGCTGGTTTCTAAGGCTGAGAAAATCTACACCGCAGAGTACAAAGAGGCTACCGGTGAAAACGGTATTCCTGCAAAAGGCAGTCGCACGTCTAGCGGAGGCACGTCCACAGATGATGACAAGTTTATGGAAGAAGTGGCCGAGCGTCGAAAGAAGAGATTCGGCGGTGGAGACAAGAAGTAATTTCAGGATAACAATTTTAAAAAGGTAAAAAGATTATGGACAACACTTCTATTTCCTACATGGAACAGATGGGTACTCGTGGTATGCTGAACCACGGTGCGACCATCATTCAGACAGAAGGTAAGGTCGGCGGAACCCGATATGTGTTTGCCGGTCTTGAGGCACTTATCAAGAATGCCTTCGTTCACCCACCTATTGGTGGTAAGCTTGTCAACCCATTCAAGGGTCAGGCTAAGATTTATGCCGGTGACTTGATCGAGCACGATCTTGGCTTTACAGCAGGCAACGAAGGTCCTGGTGCTACCATTAAGATTCTGAAGGCCTACGGCGTGGCAAAGGCTACTGCTGCGCCTACAGACACAGACATCTACATCGTTCGTAACGGCTTCGTTCACATCCCGTTCCCTGGCGACACCATCATGATCGGCCAGAAGGACTTCAAGACCAAGGCAAAGGGTGTGACTGTTTCTGCCGTTGAGGCTATGACTGATGAAACCGCAGGTGACGTTTGGAAGGTTACTCTTTCTGCTGCTCTCGGTGCATTGAAGGTAGGTGACGTATTGGTTGAGGCTGCAAGTGCAGGCGAATCCGTATTGCCTATGGTAACCAACCCTAACTGCTTTGCTCCGAGCGACAATGACTTCCCATATTTCGATGCCGGCGGCGACAAGTACCACAAGCCTCGCACAAACGTCAACTTCTGTATGTTGAATCCAGACTGCGTTATGTGGCTTGACCGTATGGGTCCTGTTCCTCCTGCTGTCAAGGCGATGAACAAGTCACTCTACCCAGAGTTCTGGCATATTTAACCTATTGTCTAACGTAAAAAGATTGATTCAGGATTATGGCAAAAATTGATATTGGTGTCGAGCAGCTTGCGAAGTTCTTCACTGGTAAGGGTAACAACACCTACCTTCAGAAGTTCGTCAATCGTGACGGCGTACTTCGCTGTAACAACGGCTGGTATCTGACACAGGGTGACATTGATCCAAATCTCACCCCTACATCTAACAATGGTGATGCAACCTTCAAGGTTCGCACACGTACATTGAACCCTGCAACCTTGATGAACCTCCGTGCTCCTCTCGGCGAGGGCTATCAGAACGACCACGAGGGTATTGAGTGGTACACCGCTTCTATCCCAGACTTCGCTGCTGACGGCTTCCGTGAGACTGCGACAGAGCGTTACCACAAGATGAAGCTTCTCCAGGATGAGTTCGGCAACGACGCTGACCTGGTTGATGCTTACCTCGACAAGGTACAGGTATTGTATGACTCACTCGACATGACTATGACATACATGTCAGCCCAGTTGAGTTCGACCGGTTTCATCGACTACGACAAGATTGGTCGTGGTATCCAGGAGCCTCTGCATGACGCAAAGGTTCCAAAGAAGAACTTCAAAAAGGCGGGTACGCTTGCCTGGAACGATCCAAGCTGCGACTTGCTTGAGCAGATGCGCAAGTTTGAGGAGGATTGGCGCAAGGAGAACATCGAGTACCGCAGTGTACCTCTCGTATGGCAGATGACCAAGAACGACTACAATAACGTATTCTTGAAGAACAAGCAGATTGCTGAGTTGTACAAGAGCTGGGCGAACGCTAACTTTGTGGCAGTTTTGCAAAACTACGGTCCAAACAACGCAATGTTCTTGAAGTCTGTTGTTGACATCAACGGTCTTTCTCCTATCGAGATTGTTGATGAGGTTGAGCACAACAAGCGCTTCGATGGCACAGTTACAGAGATTCGTGGTTGGGCAGACGGAACAGTCGTTCTTCGCCCTGCTGGCAAGCCTTTGCGTTTCATGCGCAAGGAAATTCTCGATAAGCGAATTTTCGACACTCTCGGTAACAAGCTCGTGGATGTTGCTTGGGCACAGACCAACAACAGCCTCGGTTTGCTTCGTAACATGGTCACAGCGAACGGTATGTTCCAGGAGTTCAAGACAGACTTGTTCCTCGCTTCTGTTCCTGCCATGCTCGATTCTCCTTACCGTTGGATTATCGACATTACCAAGAAGGGTTAATTCTTTAACGTAACTAGATTGTATGACTATGGATTCGGAGATGAACATTTACACTGTGAACGACTACCTTATTAATAAGGTGAAGTTCGAGATGCCGATGAAGGCACTGCTGGGCATTATGCACGACAGGGAACTTGAAAATGGCATCGACCTCGAAGCCTGCGACAAGGACAAGGTAAGACTTGCCTATGCCGACATGCTGAAATGGTTTGTTCTTGGTCCGAGCAAGGTGAACAACACCTCCGACTCCGATAACGGATGGACTCATTCGGGAGGTGGCTACGATATGTCGGACAACGACAGGAGCGAGATGAAGGCAGAGGCTAATGCTATCTATGCGGAGCTGGAGCCTGGTTCGATGCTCAAGAAGAAGTCCACCTTCCGGGTGACCTCCCACGGAGTAAAGAGGGCGAATTATTCTCCTTGGGGAGAACCTCTCCCTCACATCATCAAATAAGGCGTATGGAAAAGGAAAACATCAGAAACCCAAGATATCCTCACATCATCAAGATCGTGAGGAAGGTCGTCGGAAAAGCCGACCCTGATGACCCGTTTGCCGATGATGATGCTCCGGTTGGTGAGGACAAGGAAATCATTCTCTACTATGGCGAAGGCCGCAGCTATACCGATACCACTACAGAGGGAGACAAGAACGTCGATCAGAACAAGAGGAAGGCATCGATTCCTGTCAGATATGACGAATGGGATGCTGACAGATGTCCTCTTGACGGCGACACCATCTACTCCACTGTCGGCAACAACACCGAGGTAGGTATGGTTAAGGACTGCGAGCCGGATAATAACAGGACTGTTGTATATTGGAATTTGACAAGGGTTTAGATTATGACAAGTTTATCAGGTCAGTTTTTACAGGTCGAGAAGAAAATTCGTCAGATGGCTGTAGAAAAGATGCAGCAGAAGATGGATCATGCGGCTGAAATGACAATGAAGGCTGCCGACAAGTCTCGCAACTATGATGACGTAACCGGTAACTTGTACAAGTCAACCGCCATCGGTACATATTACAACGGCTCATTGCAGTCAATTCATTATGCTCCTGGTCCAGAGCCAACCCGAGTAACCCTTGCTGCTGGAGAGAGATACAACCTCGAAAAGTATTATCGCAGTTCGTTCTCCTTCAAAGACAGCGGACGGAGACCTTTCAAGGGTGAATATGGAGAAGGTGGCGAATATGGTCCGAACGCTGCGTGGGATGAACTTGTTTCAAGGGAACACAACAAAGGAAAGTACGATGCTACATGGCAGATGCTTCTAGTTGCCGGCGTGGATTACGCTAAGTTTGTCGAGGTAAAGAGAGGTCACGACGTAATTACCTCTCTCAGAGAATATTTGGTTAGATACTTTAGATCGATGTAAGATATGGTTAGTATTAAGACTCTATATTTCGATGTCGGTAATGCAATGAAGGGGATTTGCGACAAGCTCTACTCCCGGAGCCGACCAAAAGCAGTTGATACGAAAATCAACAGCTACATCGTGGTATACTTTCCATCTAGTATCTACAATAACGAGATGAACTCAAGTGGAGTTTACAATGATTTCACCACTATAGCTCAAATCGAATTGTATGTGCGCGATAAGAATTCGGCAAGCAACCCGCACACACTTGATGTATCTAGCGTTGACGAGAAAGTCCAGGAGATTATGGACAGATTTCCAATCTCCACAAAAAATCTCATTGTTTCAAATCCTCGTATAACACTACAGACAGACGACGGAGCAGGTTTTTCCGTGACGATCATACAAGGAAGGTTACGTACTAAATAAGTATTCAGGTATAACAATTTAAAATATTTTAGATTATGGCTATGACAACTATTGACAAGATGAAGGACATTTTCAATGGTCCTAAAACTCTGCTCTACTCAAAGGCTATTACCGATTTGAACAAGGCTACAGTTGACATCACCCCAGATGTTGAGCTTCCGGTTACCGTTGACTCGCTGAAGGCGACTATGGATGACCCAACCATCAACCACTACAAGGTTATCGGTCTTGCAGGCGACTGGGCAACTACAGCAGAGCTCGGCGACTTCAATGTAGAGTTCGTTGTTCCGTCAAAGGCAAAGGACCTGCTGAAAATTATGTTCGGCGAGGATGCAATCACAGAGCTAACCAAGGTTACACTGAAGGGTACAGGTGACGCCACCCTCGACGCTTCTACCGGCTTTACAGGTATCGCTGTTGAGCCTAAGAAGTTCAAGATCAAGGGTACTATCGTTATCGTTGACGATGAGAAGGAAAACCTCATGGTTATCACCAACATCGCTCTCTACGCTACCTTGCAGTGGGATAACTCTGGTACTGAGCCTGTTGCGTTCAAGTTCTCTGGTTCTATCGAGGGTGCAGGTAAGCGTAGCATCGCTTGGCTTACTAAGGCTCCAGTTGGTGTGGGACCAGGCATTGGCGGTTAATCAAGAGAAAAAAGCTTCTTTAGGTAATTATATTCAGGATAACAAACCGTAGGGCGGCAGGCTAATCAACAGCCGTGCCGCCCTACTTCATTTAATAGCATACAATCATGGCAGAAGAAAAGAAAATAGAGCAGCCTTCGGTGGATTTGCAGGAGTTGCTAGACAGCGTGCTGCACGACGAGCCTACCGAGTTCGTGTTCAGAGGAAAGAAGCACAAGCTCGGCTGGCTTCGCAAGGGAACCATGAGCAAGTGTTCCCACATCAGGGCAAAGGAGAAGAATGAATGGAAACGCAACGTCAAGATTTGTGTCTGCATTCTCCTCAACAACATCTGGAAGATTCGATTCCTGTATTGGATCTACTGGCGCTGGCTCTACTACATCAAGGATGTGGACGTGGCCGAGGTGCTGATGGTCCTCGATGTTTCTAAAAAAAAAATTCCATCGAACGCATTCTCACTGGCTACCATATTAGCGACCGGGATGACGGACGTGATGATGACGATGACGAGGAGCGAAGTAGAAGCTATCCAAGCAGAACAAGCTGGGGAGCAGCCTTCTCACTAGCGGAGAAGTTCGGTTTCCTCTTTCAGCGCAAGTACTTCATTGCAGCCTACGACTACTGGTGGGGCTATTCATCGGCACAGATTGACCTTATGGTTGCTGACCAGCCTCTTGTCGTCTATCCTAAGACGAAGAAGGAAGGTGGTCCGAAGAAGCACACCAAGAAGGAGATGGATGACCTCTACGACAGGTGGATGGAGAAAAAGAAGAAAGAAGGAAGTCTTGTCGGCGAGAAAATAAATCTTGCTGATTACTTAAACAATAAACTCTAATTTTAAAATATTCAGGATATGGCAGGTGGAAATATGGGAGACCTCAGTTTCTCGCTCACTCTTAAATCGAGAATTGAAGAGGAAACCAAAAAGATTACCAAAGAATTAAACAAGATTGATGCTACTGGTAAGCAGGCACAGAATGCTTTGGAAGCAATATCCGAAGCAACAAAAGGTATTGGAGATAAGGGAGGTCGTAGTTTTGAAAAGCTAAACAACTTCGTTAAAGAATTACGTCGTAACATTGGTGTATTTTCAAGCGAAGATTTCTTTAGTCCGAAAAAACTCCAGCAGTTGGAGTCTGTCCAGGACGGGTTGTATAAAATAGGTCGCATACTCGGAGAGGTGTCTAAGGAGGGTGCTGGATTCAACATATTCCCTAACAGCGTTGCAACTGAGGCAAACAGGGCAGAGAGAGAACTTTATAAGTTATCTTCTATTATTGACGAAATCAACAAACGCCATGGTGAAGGCATACAGATGTTTGGAGTCGATTCAACGAACAACATACGTCAGTCGTTGTCAGAGCTGTCTAAATACAGAACTGAGTTAGAACAGATCAGGAATAACAGAGGTATTCATCCTATCACAGGACTCACAGCAACTGATGTCGTAAAGAGTTCCGGGTATCTTAATGCTATAGATAAAGCAAATACTTATGCAAAGGTTATAAAGGACGCAGCACGCGAGGCAAAAGAGGCAGAGAGGCAACGCCAGAATGATTTGAAGAACACGGAGCGTCGGTATGATTCTCTCGGAAATAAGGTTCGCCAGCTTCGCTCGGAATACAGCAGGGGCATCTCTATCGGTGCAGATGTGAGCAAGGCTGAAGCCGAGATTAACAGACTTCTTTCTTTAATGAGAGCCCTTATAAATATTAAGGGAAGACTTAATTCAGAAAACTGGAAGGATAGCCTCGGTTTGCTTGGTAATATTGGTAGTGGCCACGATACCACATTGGCTTCGAGAGTCCTTCAAGATCAGAAAGCAGTAAACCGAGAGGTTCAAAGAGGCATTGAGCTGGAGCAGAAGCGTCAGCAGGAGATTGCTCAGACGGCTGCAAAGGTTCAGTCTGATTTGGTCCGCGGCTTCGAGAGAGCCAACAGTCATGCAGGAAAGCTGAATTCAACCGTGCAGGATTTGAAGTCACTTTTCTTGCAGGGAGGTCTTGTGTTCGGCGCACAGCAGTTCGCTATGAGCATCATCACTACTGGTGGTGAGATGGAGAAGCAGCATATTGCTCTCCAGTCAATCCTTGGCGATATGCAGAATGCGAATACAATGTTCAATCAGATTAAGGAACTCGCTCTTAATTCGCCATTTACATTCTCTGAATTGAACCGAGATGTTAAGCAGTTGGCTGCGTATGGCGTAGAATACGACCAGCTTTACGATACAACCAAGAGGCTTGCTGATATGTCTTCCGGTCTTGGTGTTAGCTTTGACCGTATTGCATTGGCATTTGGTCAGGTTCAGGCTCGTGGCTGGCTCGATGGTAAGGAACTCCGCCAGATTGCTTATGCAGGTATTCCTCTGCTTGAAAAGTTATCTGAGTTCTACTCTAAGCAAGAGGGTCGAAATGTCTCTACATCAGAGATTAAGACTCGTATATCAAGCAGAGACGTAAGTTTTGATGATGTGAAGTCTATCTTCTGGCAGATGACTGATGCAGGTGGTCAGTTCTATAATATGCAGCAGGTTCTGAGTGAAACTCTGCTCGGACGCTACAACAAACTGAAGGATGCCTGGGAAATCATGCTTGCCGACTTTGCTAACGGTAAGAATGTTATAGGTGGAACCTTCAAGGGCATACTTGATGTTGTCACCAATCTCGTGCAGCAGATTCACGTCTTGGGTCCTGCTATGGTTGCGGCATTCGCAGGTCCAGCCCTTATGCGTGGAGTTAAGACCCTGGAAGGCGGCATAGGAAAGAGGATACTGAACTCAAAGGGGAATATTGCGAAAGAAGCAGAACTTAAGCTTTTGCGTGGAGAGAAAATAACTCCTGTGGAGAAACAGATTCTTCAGTACAAAAATCAGATTCGGATTCAGGATATTCAGGCACTCGCGAAGGCGAATGCGATAACAAAAGCCGAGCTCAGGCGATTGTATGTTACCGGTCAGATAACCAAGGAGATGTACAAGCAAGGTATGGCTCTCACCAAACAGGAGGGTCAGGTAAACAGAATCTCCCTTGGTGGAGTACTGAAGGGATTGGCTAGCCCTAGTAAATGGGGAGCAGCAGGAGGTTTGCTCCTCGGAGGCTTGAAGTCCGGATTCAGTTCTATCATCGGTTTTCTTGGTGGTCTTCCAGGAATAGCTATATCTGCCGGATCTGCAATCTTTGCATACTACTGGGAGAAGCATCAGCAGTTGAAACAGGATATGGAGACTACGGCTGACGAACTGAAAGACAGGTACACTCAGATTGGCGAGTTCCTTCGCGATAACGATGCAGATAAAGCCATTAAGGACGGCGATGAGAAAGAGATAGAAAACCTCATTGACGCATATAAGGAAAAGCTTAAGGAGATTGCTCCAGAAAAGGAGAATGCTTTCACTATGAGCCTTCTTGAAAAGAAATCGAATGAGGACAGACTTAAGTATCTCAAAGAACAGCTCATTCTTCTCAAGCAGGTTGAGGAGAGTACTCAGAAATCTCTTTCGGACGAGGGTACATACAAGGGATTCGACGAGAAACTGTCTTCTGCAAAGGAGATAGCAGAAGCATACTCTTCAGCATCCGCAAAGGCGAATATGATTAATGCCACCCAATCCGACTTCGCTAGCTTCAACTCCTGGGAGGAAAAGTATAAGGATGAGGTGAAAGCCATGCGCGATTATCTCATTGATGAGCTTGGAGATATTAGCAACAGCCCGAAGTTGCAGGGTAAGGCTAACCAGATTCTTTCGTCATTCTTTGCAAAGCAGGGATGGAACCAGGATGTTTCTGATCAGTTCCGTGCTGACGTTCTTAATGCGATGGGTGTTGAAACTGGCTTCTACGAGAACAAATTCAAGGATGCTCTCGATAACGCAGTAAACACTTCGTTTCCCTGGATTGGTGACAAGATTCGCAACAACCAGGAATTGACAGATGCAGAGAAGGTACAGGTTTCAAACATGATGAAGGATGCTGCGGCTCAGGTTCAGAAAGACTATCCTTTTGCATCAGACGCATTGAAGCGAATGCTTGCGGCTGATAGATTCGAGGCTGTCATTCATCTCGTATTCAGGAACGATGACTCGGATCTCACTCAGCAGCTCGAAAAGAATCTCAAGGGTAGTGGTTACGACTACCATGAGAAGAACAAGTACGTCAAGAGCTGGGGAAAGGATGCCGGATACGACTACGATAAAGCAAAGAGCAACGCAGAGTCGGACATTACTGCTGCAAAAAAGGAACTCAACACCAGAAAGAAGATGCTTGCGCTGGGCAATCTTTCTCTCGATGAGTTTACACAGAAGCAGAAGGAGTACGAACTTAAGATGCAGGCTTATCATGATAACTGGGGCGAATGGTTTACTGGTGACGACAAGAAGAAAAACAAGAAAACCGGTGGCAGTAGGTCAACAGGCGCGCAGACAGATAAGGCTCTTGAAGATTTGAGGAGGCGCATCGACTTATACAAGAAGATGTATGCTGAAATCAAGAAGTTTAAGGAGCTTTATGGAGAAGGTGCTCTTGGTCAGCTTGCTAATGACGGAGAGTTTGAGACTATATTCAATGATAAAAAGAGATTCCCTATCTCCGACTACACCAATTATGAGACCTCTATTAAAGAACTCTTGAAGACTCTCCCGGCCTCAACAAGGGAGAGATTGGACTATGCTGCAAACGAGAAGGCTGGCATTCAAACTGAAAACCGAAAACTTCTCGAAGACCAGCGCAGAGACGAACTGAATGTACTCAATAAGCAACTTGATACTATATCTGAGCAGTATGAGACATACAAGAAGATATATGAGCTGACAGGAAACAAGAAGGGTTCAGAAAACATAGCTTTCGGAGGAACTGTCCAGTTTGATACATACAAGAGGTTCCTGGAGGAGCAGCTCGATATTGCGGTAAAGCACGACAACGTTCAGTCCGGCCTTAACTTGACTACGGACGAGGTTAAGGGAATGAGTCTTGAAAATGTCAAGGATAAATATGGCGATGAGACTCGTGTTTACGATATCCGCAAGAAACTGGAAGACGAGAACAACAAGATCAAGAAGGAGACCATCGACCTGATGACTAGTCTTATTGAAAAGAATGCAACCATCGCCCAACAGATTGAGGATGAAAACCGTAAATACGAGAGACAGCTTGAACTCATCAAGGGTATCGAAGACCCACAGATGAGAGACAGAGCCAAGGCAGGAGCCACAAAGACTCACAACGAGAATGTGGCAAAGCTTCAGTTCGATCAGTTCAAGCAGGAGTCTGACTGGATTTCTATCTTTGATGACCTTGACAGGGTGGCTTCCGCTACAATAGACTCAATGATTGAGAAGATTGACCAGTTCTCAATGACTACCGGTTTGTCTGTAGAATCTATCAAACAGTTGAGGGACGCTTTGGATAAGCTCAGAAATGAGCAGATTAGCAGAAACCCGTTCGGCTTCATCTTCGGAGGGGTGAATCGCGGTAAGGCTATCGGAAAGTTCATAAATGAGCGTCTTGGCGGTATGGACGATACTGCGAAGATATTCATCAGCAAGGAGGATGCTTCGAGACTTGGAATAGCTGGCGGCGTAAGAACCAAGGCGAGTCTGAAGAATGATCAGCAGTCAGCATACGCCGACTCGTCTAAGGCCATCTCTGAACTTGCGACAAAGATGCAGGCGCTCAATACGGTTCTTGACCCGGTAATCAATCTGTTCAAGGCTATGGGTGAAGAGGATTCAATCCTTGGTCAAATTGTAGGTGGAGCATCAGGCGCATTCTCTTCGGCAGCAAGTACAGCCGGGGCTTTTGATACCCTCGGCAAAATGGAGGGTCTCGGGTTCCTCAAAGGTGCTGGTCCATACGCAGCAGCCGCTTCCGCAGCGTTGAGCATTGGCGGCTCGCTCATCAAGGCGTTCGGTGCAGACTACAGCAGCTACAACAAGGCGAAGGCTGAGTACGACAACCTGACCTCAATTTGGGATTCTCTCATCTCCAAGAAGACTGAGTACATGAACATTCATTGGGGTACAGAGGCTACAGAGGCATCCAAGGAAGCTCAGGAAATGCTTAAGGCGGAGATTGAGCAGACCAAGGTTATCGCCCAGAAGAGGCTCAATTCTGGTGCTTCTGCCGGATCTCATTCTATTTGGTATCGAATGTGGAAGGGTTCGTACAAGTACAATGGTCAGAATTGGCGTGATGTAGCAGGAGAAATTTCTTCAAAGTACGGAGTTCAGTTCAATGGAATGGAGGATATGCTCAATATGGACGCCGATACTCTTTCAAAGATAAAAAAGGATTATACCGGTCTTTGGGCTAGTATGGACTCTGAGTTCAGGGATTACCTGGAAAAGCTCATTCAGTACGGAGAGAAGGCTGATGACATGATTGAGGCTCTTACAGAGAAGCTTACCGGCAACAAGTTCTCCGACCTAGTGTCTTCTTGGGGAGATGCTATGGCTACGATGGCAAACACGTCAGACAATCTCGTTGACCATTTCGAGGAAAATCTGAAGAAGACCATCTTGAACTCAATGATTGAGAATAAATATGGAGACAAGATTAAGGCTCTTTTGAAGAAGACTCAGGGGTACGCAGATAATGGTGACAAGATTAAGGATTCCAACGGAAATGTAATTTCAGAATACACAGGAGCCGAGTATGCCGACGTAAAGAACAGCGCAGATGAGCTCTCAAAGCAAATCGAGGCAACGAGAGATTACCTTAAGAAAACTTACGGATGGTCAGATAATAGCAGTTCTTCTTCTAGAAATTCCATTAAGAGTATTACGGAGGAGACAGGAGACTTGATTGCCTCATACCTCAACGCAATTAGGCTCGATTGCTCTGTCATGAGAACAGAACAAGCTAAGTACTATCCGGAGATGAGCGAGATTGCGAAGTCGCAGTTGTCGCAGCTTAATGCGATTGCTCGTAACACGTTACGAAATGCTGATGCAGCCGAGAGGATTGACGCTACTGTTTCTGAATTGAACGACAACTTCAATAGAGTTCTTAACGGAACAAAATCATTGAAGATGAAGTAATAATCGGGGGCGCGGATCTATATTCGTGCCCCCTTGTATATTTATGCATTTTTAATTGAATATTTCTTGCATATTTATTCTATTTTTCGTATATTTGCAATTATAAAAAGTTGATTTAAGGTATGAAAGATTATTTCAGGATATACATGCAGAAGGAAGGCGATGGGAACGAGGTGAAGGACTCCATCGCCGACTTCGGTATGTACGTCAGCGAGAGTCCGTTCAAGCCTTGTGATTCTGTCAAGGAACCACCGAAAAGGGAGTGGCACGATGAGCATGGTGATGACGAATATATCGGAAAGGATGGACTTTATATGGCAGCATACGAGAATAAGGTTAAGTTTATGTTCCACGGCGAGGCTTTCGGCGCTAACGAGAAATGTAAGGCTTTTATTGATTACATCCGCAAGTCAGGCATGATGAAGATGTATTGCGACTTCAATAGAATCGGAAGACAGCATGTAAGACTTAAGGATATTGATCCAAACCTATATAGGGATCCGGATAACGAGGACTTGCTAGTCCTCTCTATTACTTTCAAGTTTAACGACCCTGTTACTGATATTAAGCCGATTAAGGATACACAGGGCAATATTTCAAATTTAGTATAGCATACAGATGAGCGCTTGGAATATTTATCATAAGGATGGCTCGAAGCTGACAGACGTTAACGAAGAGCAGATAACCGTTCATGGATTGGAATACTCCGATTCTTGGATGGGTGAGTGCTTCGTGACTATCAATTTCAAGCATGAAGTGCCTATCAACTTCCAGATAGGCGACTATATTGTCTATCGTGGCGAGCGATTCGAGCTCAACTACGAGCCGGGCAAAGATAAGCAGGCAAGACCTGACACATACGGTGAGGGCTTCGTATATGACAGCGTAAAGTTCAACGCATTGCAGGACGAACTTGCCAGGGCAGAGTTCCTCGATGTGGTATTGAACGATAACGAGCTTCACTACACTGCCCTACCAAAATTCCCATTCTATGTACAGACTTTGGATGATTTACTAGACAGGATCCAGGCGAACCTCGATGAGCAGATTGGTGCAGGTCTTTGGAAGATTTACTCCCGAAACAAGGAGCGTTCCGTTCAGCGTGGATGCCTCGCGAGCGACTGGCTGTCAATGTACGGCGAAGGAACAAGAGATAACGTCATCGAATCGATGTCTATTACAGTGGATTCGCAGACCTGTTGGCAGGCCCTTGCGCTTGTGAACGAGAAGTGGGACATAAACTTCATAGTCAGAGGAAGAAACATCTATGTCGGTACTACCGGAATACAGGCAAACCATATCTTTAAGTACGGACTCGGCAATGGACTCTATGAGATTGTTCAGAACGCTGATTCCGACCAGAGTGTCGTTACAAGACTAAGAGCCTATGGTTCCGAGAAGAACCTTCCTTCTCATTACTATGCGGACCTCGGTGTCAAGTACGTGGCGAATATCACGAAAGTGGTTACAGCTAGCACAAATGTTGAGCTTGAACTGGATATCGATTATATCGAGACGTATTTCAAGAATCCGAGAAAGTATATTGTTTCTGGAGAAACTGGCGAGCAGTCTTCCGGTTGGGTACTTAAGGTTACATTTGATTTCAAGACTGAGATTACCGGTTATGTCACAAAGAAATACAATACCAATAAGTGTAGATTCTATTCGGAATACAAGGGAACGCAGGTAGATAGCGGTGATGAAGAGTCAAGGGAAAACCTTAACACTTTCATCGCTCAGGTTAAGGCAGGAAACACGAAGATGTATATCACATCCGGCCTCAACAATAAAAATGTTCCTTCGTCCATGAAGGAATATGCAGAGAATCTCCCGAACAATATGTCAATCAACAGGCTTATGCTGCCTGGATTTCCCCATGTATCGCTGAGTGACTTCTATGATTCACTCACGGATGAGGAGAAGAAGTACGTGAACCCTACCGGAAAACAACACAGATTCTCTACTGACCCGCATAGGCCATACATCGATTCCATCAACATCGATCAGATTGGTCTTCGTTCGGCATCGCAGTTCTTCGATACCGATGATAAGACGAATGGAGTCGTAGAAATCTACCCTACCATCGAAGAAATGGTTATCGGTGGTGTGCGTGTGGATGAGATTGACGAGGGTGTCGCTCCTGATGATGACGGCCGATATGATGGCGACCCTGGTCCGAATAATGTTGATATTTATCTCAGCAAAGCTGTTGATTTCGATATAAAAGATTTAGCGGACGACGATTTCTCAATCTCCATGAAAGATGGTATGTGTGGTGGTCGAACGTTCAAGGTAGCATCCTCAACCAAGGTCGATGGGAGATGGAGGCTCACTATCGAGCGAATCAAGGACGACGCTCTTGATCTTTGGTTTCCATACAAGGACTACCCTATCAAGAAAGGAGACCATTTCGTTCTTACCGGCATCACACTTCCTGATTCGTATGTCAATGCTGCATCTCTGAAGCTTCTCAAATACGCCATAGCATTCATTGACAAGAATGACTATACAAGGTACGTCTATCAGCCGAAGGTAGATGAGATTTTCATGGCAAGGCAGCACGACCAAGCGCAGGCAGACGATACCGGAGTTATCAAGAGCCTCCACGATACGCTTAAGGCCGGCGACCTGATGAACTTCAATGATACAGACCTCAATATCGAAGGAATCATCTCTATCGACCAGCTCACGATCAAGGAAGAAGATGGCAAGATTCCTACCTACGACATAACTCTCCGCGAGGATAAGGAGGTTGGAACTATCCAAAAGATTCAGCAGCAGATTTCGTCGCTTCAAAGCGGAAATGGCGGAACTGGTGCAGGCTTGACAACTACACAGGTTAAGAATCAGGTTGCGACAGAGGGAAGCAAGCACTTCATCTCAAAGATAAACGATGACATCGCAAAAGGTACAGTTACCTGGGAAAAGGTGCAGAAGTTCTTGCAGGGTTTCTTCCTCGGTCACTCAAATGAGTTTAGCATAGATGGAAGTGGTAACGCTATTCTATCTAATGTCTTGGTGAATCTCTTGAAGTCTCTCGACTTTAACGA